CGAGTTCATCTCGCCCTGGAAGGGAAATGCGACCGCGCCGGCAGCGCCCTGGGTCAAGCCGATGCTGTTCTTCTGCACCGGGTTCATGATCCACACCGGGCTGCGCAGACTGTTCGCACCGGCGAGCACCGCAGTCAGCGCCTTGACATCGCCGACCAACGCCGCAATCCCGCCGCCCGCGGTTGCCGTCGTGGCGCTGACGCCCGCCCGCAAACCGGAAGGCCGGATAGAGGTGAAGGACGTGGCGTCGATCAGCACCGTGTCCACCGCGACCTGAGTGTCGTCCTGGATGAGCTTACGCAGGATGCCCTCGATCTCCGGGTTCGAGTGCTCGGCGATCTCGCGCGTGTACGAGACAATCACAGCCATCTTTTTGAGGCCGAGGGTGATCGGCACAAAAGCGGCCTGCCGCACCGGGATCGGCGCACCCTCGGCCACGAAACTGCCGGCCACGGTTGGTGTCGCCGCCCGCGTCGGCATGGTGATCTGGGCAAACCGGCCCAGCGTCTGGCGGAAACCCATCGCCGACAGCGGGCCGTAAATGCCGCCCGGCATCAGGCTTTCGACATAGTCCCCGTATTGCGTCGTGGCGAGCTCGGCCGCCCAGCCGGTGGTGCCAGTCGTGGCCGGCGCGGTGGCGGCGCGGGTGTACCACTCGTGCGTCCCCTTGATCTGCTCCCAGTCGCCATAGCTGCCGTAGCGCTCGGCCATTACTTGATCGAGCGGCTTGTTGGTGACGTGCGCCAAGGTCACGCCGACGCAGTGCCGGATGAACAGATAGCCCGGCTTCTCCTCCTTCTTGGGGATTGCCCATGCCTTCGGGCGATCAATCGTCATCGGCATATTACTGCCGGGCGGCAAGATCGTCGTGCGCGATGCTGGCACGGTGATCGGCAAGCTCTCGCTGCCAAGCGCTTTCTCGACCCGCTCCCAGGTCGCGATCTTCTGCTGCACCTCCTCGATCTTCGTCGTGAGATCAGAGAGGCGGGTGAGATCGTCGGGATCGACGCTGTCGGTCTGATCACGCAGCGCCACGAGCTCGTGCTGCGCGCTCTCAATTCGTTCGCTGATGTTCATGTCTCTAAACTTTCGGGATACGTCACCTCGCTTGGCATGCACGCCGCGAAACCCGCCCGGCATTCCCCTCTCTTCGTTGGCATGCACGCCGAAGATCAGGCTTTGCCCTTGCGGGGAGATCCCGAGCGATTTCGCAATCGCCAGGGCATTCGGATTGGCGCCGACGCTGACGAGCGAACACTCGACAAGCTCGGCTTCGAGAAACCGGATGCCGCCTGTCTTCAGCGGCTCGAAATTGTCCGAGTGAAATCCCACGCTGACCGCGCGCAGTACGCCCGCGGTCACCGCGGTCTGGATCTGCCGTTGCAGATCGGTTTCCGCCGGCATCAGCTCAAGGCGGCCGGTCAACTGCCCCTTGCGCACACCAACATCGTGCCACTTGCCGATAGGCAGGCGCGGGTCGTGCGAAAACAACGCGATTGGGTTTTTGTGGAAGGCGTCGAGCTTCCAGCCGCCCGGTTCCAGAACGTCGCCCATGCGGTCCACCGAGCCATCGCTCATCACGTACTCGAGCGGGTCGTCAGCGGGCGGCGGCGCCGCCGACTGCTTCTGTCGGAGTTGCATGCAGCGTGTCCTTCGAGCGCGGCCGATGCCGTGCCCGCTGAGTGCGGTGTTTCGAGATGCCGGCTAGGGTAGCCGCCGGCCGGCTGTCAGCGCGCCCAGCGCGCTAGTATTGCGCCCAATAGAAAACGCTCGTGACCGGGCCGGTGCCCCACGTCTGAAGGCACATCGCCTCGGCGGGCCCCGTCTTCTCGCCGGCATAGGGAATGCGGTTCACAATGCCCTGCGGCGGGATCAGCATCCGCGGGATGACGATCTGCGTGTTCGTCTGGCAATCCCGCCCGGTGCCGCTGGTGAGCTCGAACTCTAAATCCTGCCCGCCGAGCCCGCGCATAATCATGTAGCCGCAAATGTAAACCCGCTTGCCCGCAAGCGCGGCCACCCGCTCGGTGCGCACTGTCGGCCCGTTGGTTTGTGCAGTGCGTGTCTGGTCGCAAACCTTTTGAGCCGAGGCAGCGGACGGCAGCAACAGCAGCAATGCGACCAGCGCAATGAGTTTGGTCATGCGATCAATGTCTCGATGTTAATCGGCGCGATCGCCGCCGGGTTCAGCGACATGCGGTCGACGGCATTGATCAGCGCCGCCCATGGGTCGATCTTGGCGTCGCCGGCATTTTGCTTGGTGGCGCGGATCGCGGTCGCGGTCGGCTCGATCTTCACGTTGCCGACGCACCAATCCATCAGCGACGAGGGCGCGTGCACCAGGGCACCGCTAACGAGCCGCCGCTCCGCTGTCTTGATCGCGCCCATCAGCCGGTAGCCCTGCCCGACGCCGATCAGCATGCCGTTCTCCAGCGTCACGTCGATTGCCGCCAACTCGTCGACCAACTCGCCGATACCGGCCGGATCAACCGCGACGCAGGCCAGCAATCCGCGGTCCTTGATCGCCTCGATGTGCGCCACGATTGCCGAGAGATCGGCGAGTTCGTCGTCGACGATGGTGAGCTCGCCAGCGTCGGCGAAATCCTGCAGCACCGCGGCGATCGACATCCGCCGGTCGAGCACGCCTTCGTGGCACCAGGCATGCGACCACGACAGCCAGCGATGCACCCGCCGGACCTCGCCCTCGCCCTCGTCGACGTCGCTTTCCTGGCGCTCGCGGCCGAGCACCGTCAGCCCGAACAGATCGTCGAGCCCGCCGCCGTCGACCCCGACCACCACCACCTCGCAGCGATCGAGCAGCCGGTCGAGCGAGAGCCCCGGCTCGACGCGGCCTGCCCAGTAATCGGCGCCGGCCCAGCGGTCCGAGCGCAGCGCCAGCCCGACCTCGACGTTGAGGTGCTGCGACGCCCACCGCCGCAGCTCGGCGTTGCCCTTCAGCTTCGCGGTGGCGAACTCATCCTCGAGCCGCGCCAGCGTTACCGAGCGCCCGAGGTTCGGCATCACCATCGGCCAGTTGACCGGATCGGACCAACCGCTGCCGGTCATGATGTCGCGCGGGAACTCGTAGAGGATCGGCAGCATCGCGCCCGCCGCCCGCCCGTCGCGAATGTCCCGCGCCATCTGTAGTTCAGCCAGAAAGGCGCCCTCCGGTCGCTCGTCCGATTGCGTCGTGATGAACACCAGGAACGACTCCGGGATCGGCAGCATGCCGCCGCGGATCTGGCCAATCACCCGCGCCGCCCGCGCGCTCTTCGATATCTCGTGCAATTCGTCGAGCAGCACACCCGCCGGCTTCACCCCGGTCAGCACCTTCGCATCGAATGTCTTGATCAGCAGTTGCGCCTTGGTGCGTCGGTCGGTGATCGTCTTTAGGTGCTCCTGCACGAACATGCGCTTTTGCAGGAACCCGTCCGGATCGGCCTCGATCATGCCGGCGGCCTGGTCGAACGCCAGGTCGGCGGTGATCTTGGTCGGCCCGATCAGCAGAAACTCGGCCCGCGGCCGCCGGTTCATCAGCAGCGCCGTCACCATCAGCGCCGCGCCATAGGTGGTCTTCGACTGCTTCTTCGGCGTCAGGCAGAAGACCTCGCGCACCTGGCGCTCGCCGCCATCGTCCTGCGACCCCATCAGCGCCCGCACGATTTCGCGGAACCAATCGCCCGCGGCCTCGGCCAGCGCCGGCCGCCCGATCACGTCCGGCAGCCGCAGCTTGTCGAAGATCGCCACCGCGCGGCCGGCTTCCGCGCCGTCGAGCCACGGTAACGGCGGCATCAACGTCTGCCCTCGCCGCAACCGAACTTCCCAATCCGGCAGCGCGAAGGGCGACATCATCGGCTAGTGGACCAGATGGCCCCACTCGTTGCCGCGCCCGGCTTCTTCGGACGCGACCTGCGCCTGCTCCTTTTTGCCCAGCGCCTCGGGCCGCAGCGTCGTAACCGGCGCCGGCGCATACTCGCTCCAGCCGGCCCGCACCTTCAGCCAGAAGATCGCCGCCGTGACCGCCCCGGCGCCGCTGCCGGTCGCGATGTTGAAAAGGTTCTGCGCGACCCGCGTGTTCGCCTTGACGTGCCCGAGGTCGAGCTCCTCGCGGTAGTGTTCGCGCAAGGTCTTCGCGCTAACGCCGATAACCCGCGCAATGTCCTCCTCGGGGATGCCGAACCCGGCCATCGCCTCGACGCTCTTGCGGCCGTTCTCGGTCGGCTCGTGCCGATTGCGGCCGTCGCCCTCCTTGACGCCCTTCGGCCGCCCCGCGCCCGGTCTTGCTCCGCCTCTCGGCATTACGCGCCCTGCTGTTGTTTCAGAAAGAATGCCGGCACCGGCGCGCCGGCTTTGACCCGCTTGCCCACCGCCGCCACCGCGTCGTGGTAGCTGCCGAGGCTGTCGGCGTCGGCGTCGTAGGGCAGCCGCTCGTCGGCGACCGCGGCGAAGGTGCGTCCGTCGCCGTCGAGCGTCGCCTGCTCGCCGGTAAAATCCTGCCAGCGCCGCACTGCGACATCGACATAGGCCGGCGAGAGCTCAATGGCGTAGCAGGCACGCCCGGTCATCTCCGCCGCGATGATCGTGGTTCCTGATCCGCAGAATGGTTCATAGACGCAATCCGATGAATTGCTAAATGTCTCTAATATGTCCCGAGGCAATGCCACCGGGAAGACTGCAGGGTGGTCGAGGTCAACGCCGACTCGTCCTACTTGGCGGTTTATACGGATAACACTGTCAGCTATTTTGTTTGTTGATGCCGATGCTCCGGGGTTGGTGAACTTTATTGTTTTACCGTCCTTACGCCTCATGGATGATGATCCTAAGACTCTTGATTTGATATTTTCCAGTTTCTTCGACCTAATTTTCCGTGGTGATTCACTGACTTTATTAAAGTGGAAGACAAATTCATGTGATGGAGCGAGGCGACCGTTCCAATCGCCCGGCAATCCCCACCCTTGATCCCATACATACCAACCGAACCGGCGCCATCCGGCAGACCGCATCCATTCGATCCAACCATCCCAATAAGGCAGCCACTCACCGTGACGATGCACCAGACCGAGGTTCACCAGAACCTGCGCATCGTGCGTCACCCGGAGGGTGGAAAAGACGCCTCGCATCGTGGCATCCCAATCATTGATTCCACTGCCGTCGTAATCACGCTGCTGTGCATAAGGCGGTGATGTGAAGCAAACTTTGGCACGCTCGTCGCGCATAGCCTTGCCAACGTCATCAACGTCCGTGCTGTCG